CGAACTTGCGCGCACGTCACGGCTCACGAGGATGGACGTTGGTCATGCGCCCGCTGGGGTGCTGACAATATACTAACCGAGCATCAAGCCCAGGGATGTGAGGCGCATGTCTTGCATCCTGATTTAGTCCCTTGGGAGCGTAGGGATAGCAATAGTCCTTACGAAGCGGTCTACACCAAGGATGGTGTTGAGATACGCAATGGCGAGGGTGATGCACACGTTTTCACAAGTAAGGAATTAGTCGAAGCCGGTGACGCCTGTTTCACTGATTTAGTTAGGGAAGCACGTCGTGTATTTCCCGACGCAAAGCTGGAGGTGAAGGATGCTAAGGGATTACCAGCAGCGAGCAATTGATCAATTATACGCATGGTTTGATATCAATAAAAAAGGTCACCCATGCCTAGAGTTGCCGACAGGCTCTGGTAAGTCTCACATCATAGCTGCGCTCTGTAAGGATGCGATTGAGAATTGGCCTGAGACCCGCATCCTAATGCTTACGCACGTTAAGGAACTTATAGAGCAAAATGCGGAGAAGATGTTGCAGCATTGGCCTACTGCCCCGCTTGGCATTTACTCGGCTGGACTAAAGCGCAAACAACTAGATCAACAGATAACCTTCGCAGGCATCCAATCCATCCGCAATCATGCAGATAAAGTTGGATACGTTGACTTAATTATCATAGATGAGGCGCATTTAGTTAATCACCGTGAGACGGGTAGTTACAGGACTTTCATCGAGGATCTAAAGCAATTCAACCCAGACATCCGGGTAATTGGTCTAACGGCTACACCGTACCGTTTAGGTCACGGTTTAATCACTGACGAGCCTGCATTATTCCAAGAGATTATATCGCCGGTGTTGATCGAGGAGCTAATCTTCAAAGGCTACCTCGCACCGCTGCGATCCAAAGCAACCGATCTAAAAGTGAATGTTGATGGCGTACACAAGCGCGGTGGAGAGTTTATTGAATCTGAACTCTATAGCGCTGTAGCGAAATTTGACAGTGAAGGTGCGGTTGACGAGGTAATCCGCAGAGCCGAAGGTCGCAAATCGTGGCTATTCTTTTGCTCTGGTGTTGAACACGCTGAGAAGATCCGAGATATCTTGCGGGATCGAGGCGTGTCAGCGGAATGTGTTCTTGGTGATACACCTAAAGCAGAACGCGAGCGCATTTTAGAACAGTTCAAAAGTGGTGAGATAACCGCGCTGACAAATGCCAACGTGCTTACCACTGGCTTTGATCATCCTGATCTAGATGTCATTGTTATGCTTCGTCCGACACTAAGCACGGCTCTTTATTGCCAGATGGCTGGACGTGGTATGCGAATAAAGAAACATATCAAGGATTGCTTAGTGTTTGACTTTGCAGGTGTAATAGCCACGCACGGTCCCATCACTGCGCTAAATCCAAAGAAACCGAATAGCGGTACTGGCGAAGCCCCAGTGAAAACATGCGAGGTGTGTAGCGAAATAAACCATCTAGCCGTTAAATTTTGCACATCATGCGGTCATCCATTCCCGGCACCACAACGACCAAAGATGACATTACACAATGAAGACATCATGGGTATGTCCTCCAGCGAAATGAACATAAAGCAATGGAGATGGAGCATCCATAAAAGCCGTAACACGGGCAGAGAGATGATCCTTGTCACGTATTACGGATTGCTATCCGACCCCCCTGTGAGGGAATATTTGACGGTTGAATATGATGGATATGCAGGTCAAAAGGCTCGCAGCATCGTAAGCACAATGGCGCAACGTGCTGGTGTTAGCTTACAGCCTGATATGACGATGGAAGACCTGACAAAGATAATGAATAGGGCAGACTGCCCAAGCGTAATAAAGTATTCTAAAAGTGGGAAGTTCTATCAAGTGTCGGAGAGGCTTTGGTATGAGGAGCGAACACTTAGAGCAGGTTGATTTTGTATCGTGGTTTCGCAAATGTTTCCCAGATGTTCTCATTTTTGCCATACCTAACGGCGGTCAACGCACTAGAACCACTGGAGCGAAATTAAAGGCTGAAGGTGTGGTAGCCGGTGTTCCAGATCTTTACATTCCCGCTTGGAATCTCTGGGTAGAGATGAAGCGCGAAAAAGGCGGTCAACTCTCCCCAAAGCAAAATGGTATGATTAGCTACTTATCTGGTCTACCGAGGCACGAGGTTGTTGTCGGTTACGGAGCCGATGATGCAAGAAATAAAATTTTAAGCTATGCAGAGCGCCAGAAAAAGTGGTAAGCTATTGAATACTGAGGTTTTCCTTCCCTGCCTCAGAGATACCTGCCGACCCAATCGCCCGTTTTTTTGGGTCGGCGGGTTCTTTTTTTATAGACAAGCTCAAATGTGTTTTCGCCTCGATGACCGACGCGACGTTGCATTAACCATATTTTACCGGCTCTCTCTTCTCTCATATAGAAATCAATAATAAGCTCATGTTCTTCCCGTGTTAGTTCTTTATCGCTCGGTGTTTCCCAAAGGTCGCCTGTGAACGGTGATCTGTAAGCTACTAAAGTCCATAGCATTTTCGTTTCTCCCTTTTTTTATATTAACTATTGCGTAATACCTCTCAATAATTAATATATAAACGAGGGAGAGGCAAATGATTAATACAATAGCGTGTTTGGCTATGGCGGTATACTTTGAGGCACGGTCAGAACCAATAGCCGGTCAACTTGCAGTGGCGCAGGTTGTTATGAATAGAACGATGTCACATCGTTTCCCTGATAATGCTTGTGATGTAGTTAAGCAGGGCGTCGTAAATTCAGCCGGTAAACCAATCAGAAATAAATGTCAGTTTTCATTCTGGTGTGACGGTAAGAAAGAAACCGTACGGGATCACGACTCTTGGCAAACAGCCGAGGAAGTAGCTCGCGCAGCTTTATCTGCTTCGATTGACATTACAGAAGGTGCAACCTTCTATCATACACCGGACGTTTCGCCAGCTTGGCGTCATACTAAAGTTAAAACAGTGCAGTTGGGAAATCACATATTTTATAGGGAGAAATAAAATGAGCAAAAGCTTACCAGAACGTGTCTACGACATGTACATGCAAGGCATATCCATTCCAGATATTGCTAAAGATCTAGAAAGCACTAACACGTCTGTTCGCACTATGATCAGCAATCAGCGTCGTCGGTTAAAGATCAAGCGCATCAGAGTTGATCTACCTGAAGCATCAGTTGAGCGGTTAGTTCAGAGAGCCGCTCAGATGGGCGTCCATCCAGAGGATCTAGCAGCTAGGATGCTCAAGGAGTCTATTGGATGACATCAACAGTCAGCCTAGAAAGCTATACGCGCCGTGTAGGTGCAATTCCTGGGACAAACCTTGGTGATGATATCTGCTACTTCGCTAGAGTATCCAATCCGGTTAGTCAGGTTAATAACCTAAACAATAACCGCCTGATTGATTATCTGATCAAGCACAAGCACTGGTCGCCGTTTGAGATGGTTTACGCGACGCTTGGTATTGATACCACGCGGGATATTGCACGGCAGATCCTACGCCACAGATCCTTCTCGTTTCAGGAGTTTTCGCAGCGCTATAGCGTCACCTCAACGGACATGCAGTTGCGAGATGCTAGGCTGCAAGACAATAAAAACCGTCAGAACAGCATAGAGACTGACGACAATCATCTAAAGCTTCTCTGGGAGATGAAGCAAAATCAAATTATCCATGAAACCAGAGTGGCTTATGACTGGGCTATTAAGAAAGGCATCGCCAAAGAACAAGCCAGGGCAATCTTGCCTGAAGGTCTAACGTGGACACGGTTGTATATGTCGGGATCGATGCGGTCATGGATACATTACATCGAGCTTAGATCTGGACCTGAGACGCAGAAGGAGCATCGTTTGATAGCTCAAACGGCTGCATTGGCTATTGAGCCTATCTTTCCGCAGATTAAGGAATTTGTGAAATAATGAGACACCCAACAGACTTTTATCCAACGCCGTACAGCATAATTGCTGCGCTATTGCACAACCTTAACTGGCGGGACGTTAAACCGTGGGAGCCGTGTGCGGGTGATGGACGCTTCGCTGACTTTATGGAGCAATACTACGAAACCGATGTTCTAAGTCACGACATAAACAATGGATACGACTTCTTCGATTGGGAAGTAGCAAGACGCCCAGACATCATCACCAATCCACCGTTTAAGTTCATCAGGCAGTTCATAGATCATGCATTTCACATTGGTGTTAAACGTATGGCTCTAGTATGCCCAGAGCGCATGTGGGCTTGCCAGAAGGGTTACGAGCAAAAGCAAAGGCACAACCCATCTAGATTCATCAACCTTACATGGCGTGAGGATTACTTAAACAAAGGTGGATCACCGGATAGAGCATTAGCTATATCGATCTGGGATCGACCTCACTCGGCTCATACGATTTATGAGGTTTGGAGTAGACCTGATTAGTGCTTCGACACAAGATCAAGTGCTGCTTCCCAGCTATCTTTTTCAATATCTGGGAGTAGCATTTTTTCTCTAGTTATTCTTTTGGTGCGGTTTCCCAATAACTCACTGATGTGCAAGAAAAAGATCCGCCGAATATCCAAGGCAACCAGAGCTACTATGTCGCAATCATCAAGGGTTAATCGTTGCTTGCTTCCGCCTTTGTTTGTTTGCCATTGATACCCGGATTTATCACTTTTATAGCTATTACTTGATTTGACTTGCACTCTTAAAAAATCTCTAGCCCTCGATGCTAGAATGTCCATACCTTCTGTATCGACCATAACTGCGCTCCATCCATAAACCCGGAGAGCGCTGCAAACGAGATATTCGCCTGCTGCACCTGTTTCTTTAGCCGTCAGCAAGTGCCTCTAACCGAGCCGCATGTCGCTCAGTCCTAGCCGTTGTCTGCCTGTAGAGCTTGCTATCCCTTAACTGAGCCGCCGCTTCCTTCCAATCCCGCGCTTTGATTGCTGCATGGTGCTTCATAAACTTCTGATATCGAGGTAGTCCAAGTTGGAACGCTAGGGAAACAATCGTCACCTGTGCGTCCTCCGGCATGTCATCTAGGTCAGGATGCATGAACTTGGCATCTTTAAGTGACACCTGCACATCCTGATGGAAAAGCTCATGGACGCGCTCTTCGCTTACAGGTGTGCCAACCGGGAGGTCGTATTCTGGTTCGCCTTCAATGCAGAGGTGGCCTACGCCTAGAGTCTTTAACCCAAGGTGGTCTAAATACAAGCTATAAACGCAGCCCTCATCATGCTCTAAAAGCTGACGTAAACGCTCTATCATTTCCCCTGCCCTCGGTATTTCTTCCAGGACTTACGCTTGTGCTTGTTAGATGGACGGCTGAGAGGTGATTGTCCTATCGATGTCTTCTTCTTAACCGGAATAGGACGCCAGACGGTTCCGACTGTTGCTTTTGCCATTACTTAGATACCCCTTTGGTCTTCTCCAGTGTTCTAAGTCCACCCAATCCTAACATGCCCAAGAGAACCGTCAGAAGAGTATCCATATCAAAAGCGGGTAGAGGACTCATCTGAACACCAGCAACAGTCACACCAAACAAAATTAATGGCTGAAGAACGAAGTGATAAGCAAGAGCAACACCGCAGGTCCATCCGACAAATGGACGCCATCCAGCAACGAAAGTAGATCGAGATGCGGCTTCAACTTTATTTACCTCAAGCTGGCTTTTAGCTAGTTCATGTGCGTGACGCTCGGACATGGTAGCTATCTCATGCGCGAGCTTTATCTTTGTATCTTGATCTGGAATAAACTTATCAAGAAGTCCGGTTACTGGACCTATCAGTGCTTGTAGCATTACCTCTCTCCACC